ACCGATGTGTTTGGTTACAACAAGGAGAATGAAATGGGTTCAGTAGTAAGCGATATTTTTGGCGGTGGTGGCGGAGGCGGTTCAAGTCCACCCCCAGCACCAGACTATACACAAGCGGCAAGGGCAACAGCCGCAGGAAACATGATTGGGCAAAATACGCCCTATGGTAGTTTAAATTATGCACAGTCTGGGACTGACCAATATGGCAACCCAATGTACACGGCAAACCAAACGGTTGCGCCTAATTTGCAACCTGCGGTACAAAACTCACAAAATGCTGTAAGTAATTACCAATTTGGTCAGTTTAATCCTGGCAATTTACCGTCTTTTGGAATTAACCCAGGCGAAACATATTATGGCGCTGAAATGGGTATTCTTCAGCCTCAATTAGACCGCCAGCGTCAAATGCTAACAACTCAATTGGCAAACCAAGGTATTCAACCTGGTTCGGAAGCATATAAAAACGCAATGCAAGACCAAAATAATAGAGAAAATAGTCTATTGTCTAGTGCTGTTGTGGGCGGTATGCAAACAGGTTTAAATGCCAATAATCAACAATTTAACCAAAACCTCAATACTTACAATACTAATTTGGCAGCGCCTTTTAATTACGCAAGTAATGTAAAAGCATTGGCAAATCCTAGTTATGTACAAACACCTGCTGGCCCTAATTATTTAGGTGCTGTAAACGCACAATACCAAAACCAATTAGGCGCATATAACGCTAGTCAAGCTAACCAAACAAACCAAATGAATGGTTTATTAGGTCTTGGCGGCACATTAGGTGGCGCTTATTTAATGGGCGGTGGTGGAAGCAGTTTATTTGGTGGTTTGGGCGGTTTTGGTGGAACAATGAGTGGTGTACCAATTTCTGACTCTTTAGCTTTAGCGGCAATGTAAGGAATAAAAATGGCAGACTTTACACCTACAACTCAAGCGTCATTATTGCAACCAGAATATCCTGAGTTGCAAACATTAAACCGCCAACAACAATATGCACAAGCATTATTAGGTCAAGGCATGAATGACCAACCACAAGGTCAAATGGTTAGCGGTTTTTATGTTAAACCTTCAGCGTTGCAATCATTAAACCCATTAGTTAAAACTTTAACTGGTGCTTATTTAGGCAATAAAGCTGAAACCAGCGCAAAAGAATTGGCTAATGCATTGCGTGGTAAACAGCAAGAAGCTGTACAACAATATATGCAAGCGCTTAACCCACAACAAAGTGAATTGGCTGGCCCAACACCTACTGGCGCACCTTTGCAAACCGTTAATCAGCCTGACTATAACAGAGCTTTCCAAGCGGCTACTAGCCCTTATGCACCTGCACCATTGCAGGCTGCTGGCTATGAAATGCTTAAACCACAAAAATTGGGTGAAGGCGAAACTCTTAATAGATTTAATTTTAATACTGGACAACTTACGCCATTTGCTTCTGGTGGTGAAAAATTACCTACTGAATATAAAGAATATCAAAAAGCTGCTGAAGGTGGTTTTAAAGGCACATTCTTTGATTATCAACAAGCATTAAAGCGTGCTGGTGCAACTAATGTTAGTGTTAAAACTGGTAACTCATTGGCTGAACAAATTGGCCCAATGATGAAAGAGTCTGCTGCACAAACTGTTGGTGCAATGAAAACTGCTGACGCTGCTGACCAAATTCTTAAATCACTTCAAACTGGTAATGTTATTGCTGGCACAGGCGCTAATATTCGTTTACCTTTAGCGCAAGTAGCAACCATGATTGGTGCTGGCGGTAAAGATGACGCAGAAAAACTTGCAAATACTCGCACAATGGTACAAAACCTTGCCAAATTAACATTGGCAGGTCGCCAGCAAATGCATGGTGAGGGCGCAATTACCAATTCTGAAAGCGGAATTGCTGAAAGAGCTATGTCAGGTAACATTGATTTAACTCCTGGTGAAATAGCTCAATTAGCTAATGCTGCTAAACGCTCTGCACAATACCAAGTACAGTCACATAAACAAAAATTACAAGTAATGCAACAAAACCCTGAAACAAAAGGTTTAGCGCCATACTTTGAAGTAAACCCAATGGCTTCAGAAAATAATGACCCACTTGGAATTAGAAAATAATGGCTAGTATTGCTGAAATTCGCTCACAATTTCCTCAGTATGCAGATGTTTCAGATGCACAACTGGCTGACGCAATACACGCTAAATTTTATGCGGATATGCCAAAAGCAGAGTTTGACGCAAAAGTATTAGAAACAAAACAAGCAAATTTAGAAGCTGGTAGACATGAAAGTTTATTAAATCCACAAGCTAATGAACGCAGTATTCCTGCTGTATTGGGTCAAAGCGCCATTAAAGGCGTTGCAAATATTGGAGATTTTGCTTTTGGAGCCCCACAAAATTTAGCAAAATTAGGCGCTTATACTGTTGGAAAATTAGCTGGAAAAGATGTTGAATTTCCTAGATATGCAACTCCTGTAACTAATCAATTGATTCAACATGATATTTTAAAGCCTGAAAATGAACCAAATACTCCAGCATTAAAAGCTATTGATTTTGCTATTCAATCAGCAACTCCAGGCACTTTATTTAGCAAAGCCAAAACATTGCCTCAAGTTGCAAAGGTAGCGGCAGAACAATTAGGACAAGGATTAATAGGTGGAGCAACAACTGAATTTGGCAAAGCATCAGGATTTACAAACCCATTAGCAGAGCAATTAATTGCTGGTGCTTCTATGGCTGTTCCAGGGTCTATTTATGCAATGCGTAATACACCAGCTACGGTTGTAAACCAAGCTATGCGTAACATGACACCAGAGCAGTTGTCTGCCGCACAAACATTGGTAGATAGGTCTTATAAATTAGGCTCACCGATTACTGGCGCAGAAGCTATTGCACAAGTAATGGGTACAAGCAAACTGCCTTCAATTCAGCGTTATGTAGAAAATCAACCAAGAGGCGAAAGCGCCTCAATTATGGGTGATTTTATGGCTAATCGCCCTGAAGCTAATCGCCAAATGGTTGGCAATGCTTTAAATGAAATTAGCCCTACACAAACAACTTCTGCAACACCTAATAGACTGCAATCTGCTGCCGCAAAACTTTTGCGTGGCGCTGAGTCTAATTTAACTTCTAATGTAAACCCTTATTTCATTGAAGCTGGTAAAAATGCAGTTGCTAAAACTGAAATTGAGGGTATGTTGCAAAACCCTAAAATTGCAGAAGCAGTTGATTATGTACGCTCTACGCCTAAATATGGGGTTAAAAATGAGCCACAAAATTCATTAAAAACTCTTATTGCTGCTAAACAGTATTTAGACGATGAATTTGCAATGCAATCTTCTGCACTTACTGGCGCACAAAAAAATGCTGGGCGTGTTACATGGTCTGCAAACCGTCAATTAGATGACTTTTTAAACCATGTTTCTCCTGAATATGCCAAAGGCAGCCAAATTTATGAAAATGCCCAAAATAGGCAATTTAACCAATTAAGAGGCGGTCAAGTTGGCGCTATTTCAGAAACAACTGGTTTGCCAGAAAATGTAATGTCACAACAGTCAAGAATTTTGACACCAGAAGCGCCAAAAGCAACAACTCCAACAGACATTAAGCGTACTGTTGATTTATTGCGTAGAAAAGACCCAACCGTTGTAGCCGATTGGACTCGTCAAAACTTGCAAGGCATATTTGATGAAACAACTCAAACCATGCAAGGCAAACAAAACCAATTTGGTGGCGCTAAATTTGCTTCAAAAATTACAGGTAACGAAGGACAAAGAGCTAACTTACAAGCATTAGTTGAGTCGTCTGCTGGTAAACCAGCATGGACAGGATTTAACAATATGCTTGAGGTATTAGACGCACAAGGTCAGCGTATGCCAGCAGGTTCAGCCACAACCTTTAATAACATGATTACTCAAGAAATGGAGTCAGGCGGTAAAGGCGCTTTCTTGAAATACGGTACTTCATTGCCAACAATGGTAAGAGAAGGAATACAGGCATGGGAATTGGGTAAAAATAGCGAATTACTTGCTAAAATGCTGACTGACCCTCAATCAGTCGAAAAATTAAACGAATTGGCAAAAACCAAGCCAAATTCAACAAAAGCTAGAAATATTGTCAATAGTGTAGTTGGTGGTTATGTTGGTCAAAAGCCAGAATTAACCCCAGAGGAGAATAAATAATGAGTCGTAACGGTAGCGGTATATATTCACTCCCATCAGGGAATCCTGTAGTAACAGGTACTACTATTAGCTCTGCATGGGCTAATACGACTCTTTCTGACATTGCTACAGCATTAACAGGGTCTATTGCTTCAGACGGTCAGACACCTATGGCTGGCCCATTTAACATGAATAACAACCAAATTACCAATTTGCCAGTAGGTACTGTGCAAGGTAATGCGGTTGAATTTTTCCAATTTTCTACTCCTACATTTACAGGTGTAGCAACTTTTAATGCTGACGGTATTTTTACTGGCACAGGTGAAGTCCAACTTCCTAGCGGTACAACCGCCCAAAGAACCGCAAGCCCATCTACAGGCATGGTGCGCTATAACACCACAACAAAGGCTTATGAAGGTTATAAAAACGGCATTACAGGCATTTCTATTAGTGGTATTACCTATTCCACTACTACAGCTACTTTAACGACTACAAGCGCACATGGCTTGGCAACAGGTCAAATTGTGGTCATTTCTGGCGCTTCCCCAAGTGCTTATAACGGCACATTTACCGTAACAGTAACAGGTACAAACACCTTTACTTATACGATGGCGACTAACCCAGGCGCGAACGCTACTTCAGTAGGTTCATATACTTATGGAGCTTGGTCAGCTATTGGCGGTGGCGCAACTGGTGGCGGAACAGACCAAATATTCAACCTAAACGGACAGACTATTAACTCGTCATATACCATTCCAAGCGGTTATAATGCAAATACAACAGGAACGGTAACTATTGCTACAGGTGTAGTTGTAACCGTACCAACCAGCAGTCGTTGGGCAATTATTTAAGGATAAATTATGGCTGGCACTTTAGTAGCAAACACAATTAATACAGATACAGGTGTTTATAACACCAATAATGCACTTACTGGTGTGGCAAAGGCATGGATAAATTTTAATGGTAATAGTGGTGGAACAATAAGAGCTTCTTTTAATGTAAGTTCTTTTACTAGAACTGGCACAGGCATTTATCAAATTAACTTTGGAACAACTATGACGGATGCCAATTATGTTGCAGTTGCTATGAACAATAATCAACAAGCATATTGCAATATTTCTTCAACTACTGCACAAACTACTTCCGCACTTACTCTTTGTATGTATTATGTGGCGACAGCTTCAGATGCTTCTGTTGTTACTGTAGCAATATTTGGAAACTAAAGGATAAATCATGGCAGGAACAATAGTCGCAGATACTCTACAAGATGGTGCTGGTAATAGCACAGCAATGGATAATGCCATTTATGGTAGTGCAAAGGCTTGGGTAAATTTTGTTGGTTCTAGTGGTTCAATTAATCGTTCTTATAATGTTAGTTCTGTAACTAGAAACGGCACAGGAAACTATAATATTAATTTTACAAATGCTTTAGCGAGTAATTATTATGCTGTTGCTGGTTGTGTGTCATTAGATGGAACTATTGGTGCAAGCGGAACTCCTTGTTTTGTTTTAACTGGTGGAACAAGCAGTAATCAGCAAACGACATCTACTTGTCAAATTGGTGTTGCTCAATACAACTCTACTAACGCTGACCATACAGTTGTTATGGTTAGTTTTATGGTTTAAATAAGGAAAAATAATGTCACAAGTAATTATTCATGCAAACTCCAATGGTGGAGTATCTGTAACAGTCCCAACAGGCGAAATCAGCATCCAATCTGTTAAGGAAAAAGATACCCCTGAAGGCTCAATTATTGTTGATGACAGCACTCTGCCACAAGGTGCAGATGCTCAATTCTTTGATGCTTGGGAATTGTCAGGCTCTACAGTCACAGTAAACTTTGAAAAAGCTAAAGCAATCAAGCTGGCACAATTTAACGCTAAAGCTGTAGAAGAAGCCCAAAAGCGACAACTCAATACTTTAGCTGGAATTGACAATGCTGTTAGCGATGCAAACTTTACAGCTAGTTTAACTGCTGGTCGTGCTTCTATTGCTAGTGCAACAACTACTGCCGAATTAGTGGCTATTTAAGGACATATTATGTCAGTATCTATTTATGGAAGCGGACAAGTTCCAGTTCAAGTAGTCCAAACTCAAAAAACTAGCACTTTTTCTAGTAATTCTAGTTCTTTTGTAGATATTACTGGATTATCTGTAACCATTACTCCAAATGCTACAACCAGTTCAATTTTAGTTTCTTTTAATGTAAATATATCTGCAAACAATGGTGGATGGTTTGGTTCGCAAATGGTTCTTTTAAGAAATGGAACTCAAATTGCTATTGGTGATGCTAATGGTAGTAATTCAAGAGTAACTATTGATTTTTCTCAAAATACTCAAAATGCTACATTAATAGACAATGTTTCAATGCAATGGTTAGATTCTCCTTCAACAACTTCTGCTGTAACTTATAAATTACAAATGCGGTCATTACAAAGTCAGACTTGTTATGTAAATCAATCTACTTATAGCAATGGAACTGCATCGCAAAATTCACAAGTTCCATCAACAATTACAGCTATGGAAATAACAGGAGCTTAATATGGCAAATTTACATGATGCTATTCGTGCATTAAATCCTTTAGTTGTAACCATTGATGATATAACTGCATACAATCAAGATGGTGGAATTGTTCAATATGACATGGCTCAAGCACAAGCTAAATTGGTAGAATTACAAGCCCAAGAAGCACAAGCTGAACAAGCCGCTAAAGATGCAAAGGCATCTGCACTAGCTAAATTAACTGCACTTGGTTTAACTGCTGACGAAGTAAAAGCGCTATTAGGAGCTTAATATGAACTTTACATTTACATGGATTATGGACAAATTAGGCTATATGCCCAAACCTGCCATTAAAATTGACCTTCAAGAATGGCCTTTTCCACCAGTCAAAAAAGAAGCCACCAAAAAAGTAGCCAAGAAAACTGTTAAAATACCAAAAGCGACTACTCGCAAACCCAAAACCAAGTGAGTGAGTTATGTCGTTTGAAATTGACCCTGTTAGATATGGACAGCTTTGGGAAAAAGTTGATTCATTAACTACAAAAGTAGATAAGCTAGAAGCTGGCATGGAAGAATTGCTGGCTTTAGCTAACAAAGGTCGAGGCGGTTTCTGGGTTGGCATGGCTGTCGTTTCCGCATTTTCCACATTTATAGGGTTTGTAACGCACTATTTCATGGGTAAATGATGTGTCAGACCCATTTGGCATATCGCATGGCATAAAAGGCGTTTCTAGCGCCTTAAATGAGGCTAGAAAGGCTACAAAAAGCCTCACCCATAGCATAGAAGCTACCCAGCAAGACGCGACGGATGTAGCCCTTTTAAAAGCCCAAGAAAGAGTCAGGGCGCAAAGGGAAGCGGAATTTAAAAAACAAACCGCAATCATAAAAGCCCTAAACGAATATAATAAGAGAAAGCTCATTTCTGACCAAGAAGCCAAGCTAAAAATTGACTTTGTTAAAAAGTATGGTGGGCGTGAATGGGAGTCTTTATTAAAAATAAAGAATGAAATTGAGGCTTTTGAGAAACAAAATATTGCCGAATTTAAGCATGACTTAAAAGCGGTGCGTAGGGTGCAATTTTATTGCTGGTTAGTAGCTGGCTTTATTGCATGGTATTTAACTTGGGGTATTAAATGAAAGAAATGCTTACACATATATTGACAGGCAAAGACAATCAAACCCATGACATAGCTCGTTGGGCGTGGTTTGGCGGCTTTTTTTTGGTTTCTTGTACCGCCCTATACCAAATATACCTAGGACACGCTATAAGCCTCACAGAGATTGCTGGAGCGCTTGGAATTGTGTCTGGTAGTGGCGCTGCTTCTGTAGCTGGCAAACAAATGGCTGGCGCTGAACCAGAGGCTCAATAATGGGCTTTTTACTCAATTTGTTAGGCGGTACAAGTGGACAAGTCTACATTTATTTGGCTTTGGTTTTTGGTGGTTTTGGTGCTGGGTTTTATGTTGAGCATTTACGATATGCTGAATATAAAACTGAGGTTGTGGCAGCAGGAGAAAGACAGATTGCAGAGAACAAAGCTAAGGCAAAAGAACAGGAGATAATTAATGAAAATGTTGCCAAAACTTACCAAGATAACATCAATAATATTCACGCTTTTTATGGCAGGATGCTCGACACCAGTAGCGGTGCAATGTCCCCCAATGGCACAGCCACCATCACAATTAATGGTCAAACCCATAACTTATTATCTGTTGCCGAGCAATGCGCCCAAACAACAGAGCAACTAGAGTCATTACAAGACTGGATTAACCAACAGGTAGGAATAGATGGAAAATAACTTTAAACCATGTTTAGCATTAGTTTTAAAGTCCGAAGGTGGTTGGACTGGCGCAAAAGGACTTGAAGGCGACCCAGGCGGCGAAACCAATTTAGGCGTTACCAAGGCTGTTTGGGAAGAATATGTAGGTCACCCTGTAGACACTCTTAGAAACCTCACAGCAGACGATGTAGCACCTTTGTATGAACAGAAATATTGGAGGCCTTGCTATGGCGAAGTATTACCTAGGGGACTCGACTTTGTTGTCTTTTCAATGGGAGTTAATGCAGGGCCAGGTAGAAGCGTTAAGCTGCTTCAGTCAGCTATTGGTTGCGTACCTGACGGAGTTATTGGCCCAGCAACAAGAAGCCTTATTTCCGCCAGTAATTGTGCAACTCTTATCAATAAATTCTCAGAATCACGCAGGGACTACTACCGTTCATTAAAGACATTTGAAATCTTTGGTAAGGGCTGGCTTTCTCGTGTAGACAAAGAAGAAACCGAAGCCCTTGACATGGCAAAGAATAGCTAACGAATTCTAACGACTTTAGCCTTTTTCATTACTCTTTCGTATTCTTCTACGGCTTTGTCGTCTAAGCCTCGTAATGGCATTTCTTGAAAATATTTCCATTTAGCTTTGTATTCTGGCAATTCTGACGGTGGAATCCACCCTTGCAAACGCCAACGAATAGTAATGTCTGTACCAGAGGCAGTCCAAATATGGTCATTCATAATTCATTCTCCATGTAAATTAAAACCAATAAAACAAGAATACCAACCCATACAAACATACCACTTAATGCCATAAAAACCAAAAATATAGTCATAAATCACCTATTTTATGCAAAGACTTTTTACGCTTTTTGGTGTCTTTTTTGTTTTCAATATATTGACGCAGTATTGAGATAATTCCTTCTTCTACCAATAACTCAAGCGCTTCTTTGTCAAAATGCACCATAGCATTTGCGCTGCCATCTGCGTTTTCGCTAATTACTTCAATTTGCAACTTCATTTCTCTTGTGCCTTTCTTAGTATTGCTCTAGCAAAATCAATCACCAACTTGTATTCAGAATAATGAAATGTATTTGCTGCCATTTTCAATATTTCCTCATCTGTTAGTGTCTTTTCAGCTTCTTGCCATACAGGTTTGAAATTAACCAATGGGTCATCTGTTAGTGTCTTTGCTTTCAACGCCTCAATTTCAACTTGTTGCTGGCGTAGCATGGTGGCAGCTTGTTCTCTTGTGCCACCTTCCCAATGACCCTGTTCTAATTTATCAGCTAATTCATTTGCAGTCATACATTTCCTCATAAAGTAACCAAGGCTTAGACTCCAAAACATACCCAAAAATGTAATGTAAAGGATTGTATTGTTTTATTTCTTTGCGCTTCATTTCTAATGACAAGTTTTTAATTTCAAAGTCAATGTTGTTGCGTATTTGCACTTTTTTAGAGTAAATCACTTTGCTCTCCTTTGACATTTTTATAGTAATTTTTAAGGCCTACATCATCGTCTTTAAAAATTAAATTGAATAAATAATTGGTTGGCGCTCTGACCGTATATTCATGGAATGTCCCATGACGCACATAATAAGAAAACGCCCTACAAGCCAATTCATTTTCTTTGCAGTCTTGCGCCTGGTCGCATTTGTCGCATGGCGCTTCGCCCTCAAATACTCTGCGAATGTAATCTTCCATTAATAAGCCCTAGCGTAATATGCATATTCTTTGTATGCTTTTTCAAAGCCAGTTTTGTTTAATGCGTAAATTAATTCGCTAATTTCGTGGTCTGTGCCAGAAATATAAATTTCTTCAACTTGTTCGTCAGACCCATGCACATCAATCTCGGTGTCACCAAGGCACATCGTTAATAAATAAGTTGCTTTCATAAATTCCCCTTTTAAGTAAACAGCGAAGTCAGTTTCTTATAAATTTCAAGGGTGCATAACTAGGGAAAACCCTATGTTGTTGCTTATATGCAACAGGGCTGTATTTGGCAGTTGCTAACAATGGGTCAGAAAGCCGCAAAATTACCCAATTACTGCATCCTACATTGGCGGCTTAACGCCCATAGAATAAGGTGAGGGGCAGGACACTCCGTGATGTGTGCGGTTGGCAAGGGGAAAGCCACCTGCGCCCTCGTGATTAGTTTAACCCATTCTTTAATTTATAAAGTTTGAGTAGGCATAAAAAGGCTTCATAAGCGTCTTTTAAGTCTTGCTCTTTATGCTCGTATATGGCGACTTCCCCTGTGTCACCATTAATGTATACATTGGCGCACCGTGCTGTAGGGGCTAAAACTTCCCTATAAGCTGCTAACTGTAGTGTATGCTCATAATAGGGTGTTAATTCACCAGGGCTTTTTTGCGTGGTTTTAAAGTCAATTACGACCCCTGAAAAGTCATGTCTTGCTTTGCAATATAAATCGCACCGCCCACCATAGCCTTCTTGGTTTACTAGGCTTTGCTCTGGAATCCATAGCTGATGCCCAAAATGAGCCGTTATAGCGTCATCTACGGTGCGGACATAGCTAGGCATATCTGGCACATATTCTTGGCTGTAAAACGCTTCTATCCAGTCATGTATAAGAGTGCCTCGGTCTTGCGCTTCTCTTGACTTTTGTTTAGCCAAATCCAGTATTCTGGCTACATAGTCTTTTTTATCTTCAGCTAACGGCCTTGGGTTTTCCATTGCCGCCAAAATAGCTTCAGTCTGAAACCATGTGTTTAAACCATCTTTCGATAATTGTCCTGTAATAGTGCTAACGCTTGGTACAAGCGTTCCTGGCGCAGCTTTTGCATCTCTAAGTGTAGTATTGCGGATTTTTCCAGTTTTTTTACTGACAGTTGTATATCTGGGTTGCCCAGTTTGGGCGCAATACCAATGTTGTGACATTTCATTTCCCCTTTTATTAGCATTATTCTGCTTCTGGCGTTTCTACAGGCGCTTGTTGTTGTGCAACTTGTGGCGCTGCCTGTGCATGGACTTTAGCAATTAAAGCCTTTGCTGATTGCTCAATATGCTTTAAAAGCGCTTCTACTTCTGCTACATCTAATTGCAAGTTAATCATTTGTTACCTTTCAGTTAAGTAATTCTAAAATTGCTTGGCGGTCTGTTGCGTTTACACAACAGTCTGCACAAGTTTGTATTACATCTTTAATAACTGCAGCTAAGTCATTTACCTCAAATGCTATTAATTGCCTTTCTTCATCAACGCCAAATGGTTCTGTAGAAATTTTAGCTTTGTCGCCAATAACATCTCGTATATGACTTAGCATGGTCATCTCCTAGAATGGTAAGTCGCTGTCTTCTAGCGTGTTTTTAGGCAATTCATCTTCGCCACGAGCCGTAAATCCCTTTGGTTGCTTTTCTTTGCCAATAGATACACTAAAAAACTTCCCTTTAGTGCCTTCTTTAATCCACGCAGATAAATAATGCTCACGCCCATTGACCATAATTGACCCTGTATAGTCTGGGTGAGTTTCTGTGCTTTTGCGGTCATTTTTAAATAGGCTACCGCTTCCTTCTTTTGGTACATAGGCCATTAGATTTCCTTTGGTTTTACTACTGGTTGTTTAAATTGTGGGTTGCTGGCAGCATTGCCGTCATCATCCGCTTGAACTACACCTACTACTGCTGCCAATGCGTACCTACGCATATATGTCAAAGCCGAACCAGCGCCTTGTGCGTCAGCTTTGGTAACAGGTACAGACATTTCATGGCTAATCCATTCTCCAGACTCATGGGTCAAAATGGTTGTTAAAGACATAGACTTGTCTAAGTCCGAATAAGTCCCAGGGAATTGAGCCACAGCCAAACCATTGTCAGCCAACAAATGACGGCAAGCATCCCACACAGACTCAAGGTCAGCATATTTACTTTTGAAAAAAGGATTAGCAGAGTCTTTTTTAGCATGGGTAAGTTTCCCCTGTACGGTTGATAACGCTTTGGCTAAATTTGCAATGTTTTCAGACTGTTGCATGGTTACCTCCAAATACTTTGCCAAAATCGTTAAATACGGTTTGCAATAGTTGGTTGCGTTTATTGCTTGGTTTGCCACAAGCTGCACGAATTACATCAATGTCGTCTTGTGTTAAGTCAATACCGTTTTCCATGTCTGACAATGCCAATTCAAGGCGTTGCTCCATTTCAGTCATTACTTGGTACATTTCATCCATTTAAGTTTCCCCTTAAAAGTTATAGCGAAGTTGCTATATAGTCATGTTACATAAAAATAGCATATTTGTCAAAGTATTTTACTTGTGTTGTTTTTGTGCTATTATTTTAGAAATGGAAAAGTTAAAAATAACTGAGTCGGCAATTATTGACCTTATGGGAGGCACTAACAAAGTCGCCAAAATGTGCAAAGTTGCGTCATCAAATGTTTCGCTTTGGCGCAAAGAAGGCATACCTAGGCAACATTTATTGTTTTTAGCCGCCAGAATTGAAAAAGAAAGTCATGGGCTTGTAACTCGTAAAGATTTGTTTCCAAACAACTTTTGGCTTATATGGCCTGAAATGTTGGAAAAACCCAACAGTTTTGGCTTGCAAAAGGACTTAGACGAGGAGTAAACTCAATACCCCTTATGATGGCGGCTCTAACGACATCGTAGCGTCATAAGGTTATAGCGTTACTAGAAGGGTAAGAGGCTGAAACAGCGCAATACAGGTGGCGAAGATAGTGCCTGTGCCTCGCAAGACTGTTGGGTGGGCGATTCCTCAATGGGATGTCCTGAAGGCACACTTAGGTAGGCTAGGTGTGCTTAAACCTCTTGGGATTGGCATAAAAACAACATACTAAAAGATTTAACTAGACTTATTAAAGACTATTGGGCAAACTACATTTACTCAATAACGAGTAAACATTTAAGGGGATTTAAATGAAAGACTTTTTAGGCGCTTGTTTGTTAGGTGCAGTTTTAGGTTGTATGTTTGCTTATGGCGTACCTGCCAAAGCACAAACGGTTCAATTAACCGACAGTCGTGGTTACAGCATAGGTACTGTGCAAATTAACGGCAACACCGCACAATTTGTAAACCCAATGGGATATACAACACAGACCGCTACGCTATACCCAAACCAGGTTGTTATTACAAATCCTAGCATTTCAAACCAAGCTATTGTTGTCGGTCAGCCTAGTTACTTTGTACCGCCAAGTCCAACGACACCAGCCAGCCCTCGTGTTTTACAATGAGTTTTACAATTTATACGCATGATGGCTTGCAAGTCATTCAATGGTTTAGTAACGTTGATGACTTTCTTAAAAGTATGATTAACAACCCACACGACAGGTATCATAGGAATGTTTGATGAATTCTGGTCTTTATATCCACGAAAAATTGCTAAAGCAGCTGCAAGAAAAGCCTGGAGCAAATTATCAGCAGAGCAACAACTTATGGTTGCAAAAGCTATTCACACACATTGTCAATACTGGAAAGCAAAACAAACTGAGCTAGAATTCATACCCCATGCAAGCTCATGGCTAAACGGTGAACGCTACGAAGATGAAATTGTTATTGAACCCAAGAAAGAAAAGATTGACAAACGGTGGATGTTTTCTAACGAAGGTATTGAATTAAAAGCTAGGGAATTAGGAGTATTAGGTACTGGTTATGACTCTTACGAAACACTTAAACGAAAATGTATGAACAAGCTCGGCATGAGTGTGCTGTAAGGCAGTTGTGCAAATGGCGCAAAGAATGGGGTTTGCAAAAGTTTAGGCAATACTTGAGCAAACATAGTTTAGACGAACAATTACTGCGTGATTTTTATACGCAATATGAATTAGGAAACAGGGGAGAAAAAGGTCAATGGATATTGAAAAATACATTGTCGCAGCAACAGGGCTTGGGTATTTAGTCGTAGGATTGGCTCAATACTTTAAAGGTTCAAACAGTAACGCATTAATTTGGATTGGTTACGCTGCCGCCCAAGTTGGTCTATGGATGAACCTCAAATGAATTATTTAAGCGTTTGTTCTGGTATTGAAGCTGCCACCGTTGCGTGGCATCACATGGGTTGGAAGCCTGTAGGTTTTAGTGAAATTGAGAAATTTCCTAGCCAAGTGCTTGCACATCACTATTCACAAGTCACCAATTTTGGTGATATGACTAAATATAAAGAATGGAATATTAATGACTCAGTTGGACTTTTGGTCGGGGGAACTCCCTGCCAATCATTTAGCGTTGCAGGCTTACGCAAAGGACTTGACGACCCAAGAGGTAACCTTGCTCTTACCTATGTTGGAATTCTTGATAAATTTAGACCCAAATGGTGCATATGGGAAAATGTGCCAGGTGTCCTCAGTAGTGGCAACGGAAGGGATTTTGGGGCCTTCCTTGGGGCGTTGGGCGAACTCGGCTATGGGTGGGCCTACAGGGTGCTTGATGCTCAAAACTTCGGAGTCGCCCAAAGACGCAGAAGAGTGTTTGTTGTCGGATGTCTTGGAAACTGGGAATCTGCCGCAAAAATATTATTTGAGTCCGAAAGCTTGCAAGGGGATATTAAACAGAGCCGCAAAGAGAAACAAGAAATTGCCGGAAACTTTATACCAAGCGTTGCTAACTGTCTCCAAACAACTTCAAACGACTACAGTAGAGCAGACGGTACATTTAATGCAACACCAACTAATGTAGCAACAACATTGCAAAAAACGCAGCCATCCGTTCAAAGTCACCATACTCAAACATTTGCAGTTTCTTACGGATTTAACACAAATGCTAGACCTGCTGAAATGAATTTTTTAAATGAACAATCTAATACTTTAACTACTAGTCAAAGGTCTGGTTGTTATAACAATATGGCGGTTCGTAGGCTGACACCAATTGAATGCGAAAGATTGCAAGGTTTTCCAGATGATTACACCAACATAAAAGAAAATTGTCCAGATGGAAATAGATACCGAGCATTAGGAAATTCTATGGCTGTGCCAGTAATGCGTTGGATAGGGGAAAGGATAAACAATTATGAAAGAATATGACCCAAATGATGCAATTGACTTCATCTTCAAAACAGCGCCTAAATATGCAAAAGCAAAGGGCGAGTTGGCAGAGCTTGAAACTTTTAAAAGTAGTCTTAAAGCGATTAAAATGGCGCAAACAGACGAACAAAGTCTGGGCGCTCAAGAACGAGAGGCTTATCGCTCGCAAGACTACCAAGATTTATGCAAAGCTATTGGCGCAGCAACAGAACAAACGGAAGCGCTTAAATGGCAATTAGAAGCTGCTAAAATGAGATTTGAAGCATGGCGTACAGAACAAGCAACAAACCGCAACATTGAAAGGCTTACAAAATGAGCCGAAAAAGATGTAAAAACAAAAATACCTTTGCAAAACAAGGTACTGACATGAACATTGAAGAAATTGCTAAAGAATTGGGATTGTCAAAAACAGAAGTAGAAACTGCGTTAAAGGGGATTTTCTATAAATTTAGAAAATATATGAAAAATAATAATTTTCAAAAAGAGCATTTTTTATGATTCACTATCATGGATTGCCAATAACACCAGCAACTGTAGCAAACTATGCCGTGCAAGCTGGTCATGCATTTGTTTCTTATGCCCATTCAGACCAAATTGGTACGGCTATTGAAGTATGTCAATCTTTTGCTATAGACAATGGCGCATTTAGCGCATGGAAAAGCGGTAAACCAGTTACTAATTGGGATGCTTATTATGATTGGGCGCTAAACCTTAAAAAAGTGCCTTCATGTGACTTTGCTTGTATTCCTGATGTAATTGATGGCACAGAAGCTGACAATGATGCTTTGCTTGAAGATTGCCCATTACCTAAATGGTTTGGCGCACCTGTATGGCATATGCACGAGTCTTTAGAAAGGTTAGAACAGTTGGCTAATTATTATGTGCGTGTTTGCATTGGTAGCTCTGGTGAATATGCCACAGTAGGAACAAACGCTTGGTGGTCAAAAATGGGCCAAGCAATGCGTATTGTTTGTGATGATATGGGTCGCCCAATATGTAAGTTACATGGTTTGCGTATGCTAGACCCAGCAATATTTACTAAACTACCTTTTTCATCTACTGATAGCACAAACATAGCTAGAAATGTAGGAATAGATAAAAATTGGAAAAACGGTAATTATCCACCGCCAACAAAAGAAGCTAGAGCGCAAGTTATGAGGCAAAGAATTGAAGCTCATAATGCCCCAGCTACTTGGAATTTTATGCAGGTTGAACAAGAGGGGTTATTTTGAAACTTACGCAAACATTTTATTTTGACGCTGCACATACATTAAAAGAACGGTATGTTGATGTTCATAAAAAAATGCAGTCTGAAAACATACATGGACATACATACCATGCAAGCATTTCAGTTAAGGGTGAACCTGACAAAAACGGTATGGTAAAAGATTTTTGTCATTTTGCATGGGTAATTGAACCATTAAAAGTACGCTTAGACCATAAGTTTTTGGATAATGTTGAAGATTTAGGCAGACCAACCCTTGAAAACTTATGCTTATACATAGCAAATTTTTGCAAAGATTTAAAGGGTTTATGTGAAGTTTCTGTAGAACGCAAAGCCTCTGGCGACAAATGCACTTTGGAGATTGAATGAACGATTATTGCGTACCTTATTTAAACATTCAAAAACTACTAAAAAAATACAATAATGCACAACTTAAAGGCAAAGCAGAATTAGCTACAAAAATTGCCCATGAAATTGCAGACGAAACTATTAGACTTGAAATTGCCAGCGTAAAGGAATTGAAAAAACAATGGCTGAGTTAATGCGGTCTACTCCAACCCATATTGACTATGGTGACTTTGTTGGTTTATTGTCAACTTCGCCAGGTTTTACGCCAAGCAATGTAGACGGCATTTGCGAAAGAAAAGGCAAGTTTTTAATAATGGAATGGAAGCGCCCAAATGAGAAGTCAAGCAAAGGCCAACAATATATGTTGCAAGCGTTGGCTGCTAAACCTGACTTTATAGTTGTTATTATTCGTGGCGATACCGACAATGGCGTAAATATGGGCAATTATTACCTCGTGCAACCCCAAGGTGGGTGTATATTGATTGGGAATGGCTTTGAGTCTTTTAAAGCATATTACAAACAATGGTACGAATGGGCTGATGGCAACTAAAAGTGAAAAGAACTATATGGCAAGAGTTGCCAGACTCGGTTGTATATTGTGCAGTACCGTGCTTGGGTATGAAGACAGTCCTGCCGAAATTCACCACATTAGAAGGGCTGGTGTCCGTGCTACAAGCCCCATTATCCCCCTCTGTCCTGAACATCACCGAGGAAACAATGGCGTTCACGGATTGGGTAGAAAAGGTTTTGAAAGAAAGTGGGGAACAACCGAGGAAGCGTTATTGGAGAAAGTCCAACAAAGCCTGGGCTAAAGCTCCAGAGGGTCAAAGCCCAATTCGTCTGAAATAACTTTGGTGCGCCTACGAAACTCTTTGTCGTGATGAGTCCATTTATTTGTTTTATGGCGGCTTAGGTGTACGCACTCATGGCATAACACACGGATTACTGTTGAAAGATGTCCGCATTTTTCAGATGAAATGGTAATGGTATGCTCATGATTGCCACCGTCATCATATAAATAAGTCCCCATAACATCTTTGTCTTTGTCTACTACAAAGTGTATTTCTTCAGGCAAAGGCATATTCCACCTGTCAAAAGGTTTCATACAATAAATTGCGCTGTATAGGTTTTTAAGAATAGCTGGGGTTAATTTCACGATAAATGCTTTAATTGTGCATGGGGAATAACAGAGCGCTTGTCAGATGAATATGCGCCACAGGCTTTACATTGATAGCGTTGATATGCCCCAGTAGTTGTATATTGAAAACCTTTGCTTAATAATGCTGCTTTTCCGCAAGTAGGACAGTCAAAACCACCCCTGTCTTTTTTCATTAAATTAATATTAAGTGGTTGCTTAATCCATGGTAACAGTTTGTTATATAACTTTTCAAGCAATACCACATCTTGAATATTATAAGTTTCCATTGTTTTCCATGCTTTAGGGTCATTAGCCATACATTTAATCCATAGCGTATGGCCTTCATGGTGCGTTTTTTGCCCTAAACCTAAACGCTGCGCTACATAGTCTAATTTATTACTAGGAAACCTAAATTGACTTTTAACCACACGCAATAAGTCAATTTGTTTTATTGGTGGTGGCGGTGGCATTTTATGAAGCAAGAATTCCTTGTTTAGCGTGGGCATATCAAACTTTGAGCCGTTGTAATGCACTACTGCGTCTGATTCTTCTAACAGCTTGTAAACGCCTTCTAGCATGGTCTTTGCGTCTGTTTTATACACAGAGTCAAAGTAAATGTGTTTTTCGCCCAAAAACTTAGCCGAATAACACATGGTGTATGATGACTCTAAAAGTTGATTAAGTGATACATTCTGTTGCCATAATCCCCACACATGAGCCGTATTTGGACTGGTTTCTATGTCAATCAGCAATATTTTCAAGTCTTTCCCCTTATACTATAAGTTGCTAAACACTAACATATAAATATGGCATTTGCTAAAAAAGTTGATAAAAATCAAAAGGATGTTGTAAAAGCGCTACGAGATTATGGCGCAGATGTTTTCCTTTTGCATACAGTTGGCGGAGGAATTCCAGATTTATTGTGTGCATACAACGACACTACTATTTTACTTGAGGTCAAGGATGGAGAGTCTAAAACGCTAACTCCATTGCAAATCAAGCTATTTGCCAACTGGCAAGGTGGGCCATTACATAGGGTAAATTCTGTGCAAGAAGCCATAGATGTATTAAAATTGTACGAACTTTGAAAGGAATTACCATGCCACTCGTAAAAGGCAAGTCAAAAGAAGCTATAAGCGAAAATATCGCCATAGAACGCAAAGCTGGTCGCCCTGAAAAACAAGCGATTGCCATTGCAATGAGTGAAGCTGGTATGTCAAAAAAGAAAAAGCGCAGAGATGCGATTGAAATGTCCCTCCAAAAGCACATGAAAGCCTAATATGAAAGCAATGCCTAAAAAAGACATGGAAATTGAAAAGAAAGACGGCAAGTCTTTTGAGTCATCAGTTACCAAAGCTAAAAAGCGTAAAGAAGCCATTAAAGCTGCTTACGACAAGCATGAGAATTACCAAGATACTCCAGACTTAGAAGAACAAAAGACTATTAAAAAGTCCGCCAAAGAAAAAGTAATGGCTCGTATTGCTAAAGAGCGTGAATAATGGCTAACTGGATTGCTGGCGCTATCAAGCATAAAGGCGCACTAAAGAAAGAATTAGGCGTTAAAGAAGGCGACACCATTCCTAAAGGTAAGCTAGAAAAAGCCGCCAAAGCAAAAGGCAAAGAAGGTCGTAGGGCTAGATTAGCTTTAGAGTTGGAGAAGTTTCACAAATGAAACACATGAAACACGATTACAAACAAAAAGACGCTTTATTAAGAGAACATAAAGAGTCTACGCTAGAAAAGAATGAGAAAAAGCGCAATAAGCGCAGAGATATGCTCGTTAAAGAAATGAATAAAGTCGTTAA